ATGAGTCCCCTTGCTGCATCATAAGTTACTTTTGGCATGTGATCCTCCTTTGCTCCGAATGCTTCCAATCCCCCGTCGGTTTCAGGTGATCACTGGATTGGGCTTGTCATTACATATACCACAAAAACTGAATCGGCCACCCGAAGGTGGCCGACCAGTGCCTGGAGGCTAGAACATCAGATGATGTTCATGTCCGTGCAGGTGACCGTGCCGTAGAAGTCGGAGCGGACCATCTTCTTGCCGTAGCGGGTCATGACACCCTTACGCGGCGTGAAGTCTTCCGGAGCGAAGATCGTCGGGGTGACGATGAGCGGGACGTACGGAGCGTAGACGTATCCAGTCTCCAGGTAGCTTCCGCCCTTGTAACCGACGAGGATCTTGTTACGCGGGAAGTACGGGTCCTTGTAGACCGTGAAGCGGTTCGAGAGGGTACCAACCTTCTCCGCGCCGATGGTGAACGGAGCGCCGACCTGGCCGGAGCCGTCGATGCTGTAGTTCGGGCGGTAGAGGACGGAGGCCTCGAGAACCGTGGCGACCTCAGGAGAGACCACGATGAAGTTCGCCGAGCCGCGCAGGGTCAACCTGTGGATCTCGTTGGCGACGTCGATGATCGTCTCGGTGAGGGTCTCGTACCACTCGCGGACCGTACCGGTGAACGCCGGACCCGGATTGAGCGTGTTGCCACGAGCAATCTCAGCGCCGGTGCGCTTGTTGAGGAACTTGCCTGGGCTACGTGACCAGAAGAAGTTCGTCTTGGCGCCGGTGACGAGGTCGTTGAGGACCTCACGGTCGATCTCAAGAGCGATCTGCTCGGAGAGGATCTGAGTGAGCTCCACCTCAGCGTCGAGGCTGTGGTAAGCATTCAGGTCCTGAGCGAGTTCCGGAGACCAACGAGCACGGAGCTTACGGGTCTGAGCGGTGACCGCAATGGACTCGATCTTGATATCGATTTCCGGGATTGTGGGGTTGGCAGCGCCAGTGCTGAACGTCGATTCGAAGGCCGGGATCGTGATCGCAGAACCATCTGTCGAGTTAGCGCTGAACTGGTCACCGACAACGAAGTCGACCTTGAAGTTCGAGCTCATGTCTACCTGGCTGAGCGCACCGGAAACAACCATCTTCACGACCGTGGTGGAAGCGGAGAGGGGTGCAAGGGGATTAGCCGTGAAGACGCCACCCGAGTAGGTGCCGAGCTCGTTGAGGCGACGGACGTTGTAGACGCCGATGCCCTGCTGGAGGTCGCCGCTGATCGGCGCGAGACCGATCTGGGCGCCAATTGCCGCAGTTGCCGAGACGAGTGCCACGTCCTTGATCATGGTACCGTCGCAGTTGGTAAGACCAGCCGTCGGGTAGATCACGAAGGAGTAGACGCCGTCACCAGTCGAAGCGCCGGCGCCAGCCGAGTTGTTCTCGATCGCGTTGGTGACCTGGGGATCGAATCCGAGGAAGCGACCGTCAGTGCCGGTGGCAAAGGCCACGGTGCCAGCAGTTATCGTGTTCGTGCCACGGTATGCACCGCGGGCACCGTTGGTGCCAACGTTGCTAACGCCAGCGACCGAGGTACGGACCCTGGAGTAGCCCGAGCCAGCGAGGTCGTACTGACCACCGACCGCGAGAGATCCGCTCTGGATGCCCTTGCCTGTCGGTGAGTTGTAGATCGATGAGCCAGTGGCGTAGACCGCTGAGCCGGCATCCAGTCCACCCTGGTTGGTACCATAGGTGTAGTCCATGTAGAACAGGAGGCCTGACGGGAGGCTCATCGGCTGGATCGAGACGAGCTCGTTGGCGATGAGTCCACCGAACACCCTGCGGACGATCGGGAATGCGACGTTCTGGAAGCCACGGATATCACCGGAGTCAGAGGCGCTGGCGCCACCAGTTCCGAGTGAGTTCACCTCGCGGAGGACCTGGGCGGCCTGGTTCTCCAGCAGGGTTGCCATATTCTCGCGGCCAGTGCCCTCGAGACCACGGAGGAGGCCGGTGCGGCTCCACTTCTCTACCAGGTGACGGTTCTGGGTGCCAACGTGGCGCTGGCGAATCCCCTCAGTCAGCTGGTCTAATGAAAACTTAGACATGATTTTTATTCTCCTGATTGGGTTAAAGATTCGAGATCACTCGCCGCCGTTTCTGATGCCGGCGAGGGTTGCCCAGCGGTCCACCTCAACACCACTATTGGCCGGAGCACCGGACCGGGTTGATCTGGAAGAAGATGCGAGCAGTCTGTTGTTGCTCTCGGTTAGAGAGCCACTTGTTGACGACTTACGGAGTGAGGTGCTGAGGCTCTCATAGAGAAGCTTCGCCTCACGGATTGTCTTGGCACCGTCGAGCGCCTCGACCACAGCGCGCTGCTGGCTGTTTGAAAGATCACGATTCTGCATGAGCTTATTTGCGAACAGCAACTTCGCGTTGAAAAGGTTCATCTCAGAGATCTGGCGCTTGAGCTTGTTGGCCGCCGCCTCAGCAACCTGGGCGCGACGCTCAGCGGAGGCAGTGCGACGACGTGACTCAGAGGCCATCTTCTTCGGCACCGGCGCATCACCGATCTCATCGACTAGGGCGTTGAGCAGGGTGTCCTCATCAACGTCCACAAACATCTCGTCACCGGCCTCTCCACCACCGAAGGAGGATGCAGCGGCAACAGCCTCGCCCTCATAGAGGCGACGACCACGGCGGGAGACCGGACGGCGGCTCTCGCGGAGGTTGCGGAGGCGACCGAGCTCACGGCGGATCATGGACTCGTCGATCTCGTAGACCTTCTCGTCCTCGGCGCCCTCGTCCTCAGCATCAGCCTCGTACATGCCGCCGTCATCGCACTCATCAACCTCGTCCTCAGAGGCGCCTTCCATGAGGCCCATGGCGCGGAGAGCACGAGCACGGGTCTCGTTCTTCTTCTTTGCCTCGTCCTTCTTCTTCTTGGCTTCGTCCTTCTTCTTGGCTTCGTCCTTCTTCTTCTTGGCCTCAGCCTTCTTCTTGTCGGCCTCGTTGGTCTTCTTCTTGCGAGCCTCAACGAGCTTGCGGGTGGCGCGGCGGACAGCCTCTTCGACCTTCTCGTCCTCGCCGCCCTCGTCCTCGCCGCCTTCCTCTTCCTCATCGGAAGCGGAGACTTCCATTCCGACCGCGCCGGCAAGCTGCTCGATGGCGGACTTCACGGCATCGACATCGACTTCACCGTCGTCGCCACCCTCGTCGTCTCCGAGGTCCAGCTCGTCATCGCCGCCCTCTTCGTCGTCAGCCTCATACATCTCGTCGTGCATGCCCTCGTCATGCATTCCCTCGTCGTGCATGCCCTCGTCATGCATTCCCTCGTCGTGCATGCCAGCCTCACCGACCATCTCCAAGAAAAGCTTCTTGAAAGCCGCTGTGTCTCTTCTGTTAGCCATGTTCTTAATCTCCAAAAGTGTTGCGTCCAAAAGTCTCTTGAGCCTAGAGCCTCTCGACTCTGTCATAACTATATTGCTTCCGAGCAAAGTTGCCGCCTCATGCAACAGCCTTCCGTAGTACAGGATCGCTGTCTTGCGCTCGGTGGCTGATACATTCCGGAGGTCGACTCCCTTGAGCGCCTCCTGGAGGTTTATTGCCCTGCCCGCTAACTTGAGGATTCGAGACTTCGCCTCAGACCTGTTTAGGCTCTCCTTATTCAGGATCAGGTTCTTTCTGGACTTGTCACCCTCGAGATTGAGATTGAGATCACCCTGCACTGAGATCGAGAGCTTGGAGCTCGGGTCTGACATTGCGGGTGTGGCTAGGCTAGAGAGGTCGATTGACTCTCCGCCAGTTGTGTCTGGCTCAGGGGACGCCTCATCGGGCATCTCCATGTCCATGGAATCGTCGGTACCTTCTGAGTCGTCTTCCTCACCCACCAGCTCAGCCTCAATCAGGCGCTGGATCCTCGGTGTGACGGCCTCAAGGATTTTGTTCTTTGCGTTATTCTCAGCGAGCTCTCTAAGCTGCCTGGCTTCGATAACTGCTTCCTGGAATATGTTGATGCTCATTCCTTCCTCAGATGGTTGCTCAAGATTATCTATTACGATCCAGCAGAGACTTCCTACGTTACCTGCGATTCTGCGATGTCACCTTGCGGGTTTTGCGCAAAATGTCGTCGAGGTGATCTTCATCCAGGTCTTTTTCCATTATGTCACTGAGTGAGAGTGGATCTTCATCCTCTTCCTCGAACTGCGGATATGGTGGCTTGGAGAATCCAAGCTTTGTTCCTGTTGGCCTTATCCTCGAGCTGAAGCCGTCAGTCGGTCCCTGGGGATAGACTGGAGCGGTGCCACCGGCGACCGCCTGCCTGCCCTGGTACATCCGGGGGAATGGGACCATGCCCTTCGAGGTGGAGGTCTCAGAGAGCTTGGTGGCCGCGCCGGCGAACGTGAATGGATCGACCTTGTTCTTTGCGTAGGGATCGCCAGCGTTGTATGTGGAGAGCCTGGAGAGCACAGCCTCATAGGTCTCATCATCAATCTCGTCGGCAGCCTCAGTGTCATCTGCTGGAGAATCTTCGTAGTCATACTGGTAATACGCGCGAGGGTTATGGAACTTTGCTTTGAGAGTTCCATAACCCAAGTCGGTTTTTGCATCCGCCGCGTTGGGGATGTTATTTATGTGGCCGCGCCCAGAGACAGTGTTGACGCCCTTACTGTCCCTGAAGTACTGGTTCACCTTACCTCGATCCTGCTGACTTTCCTGCCAGGTAGTCGCCAAGCTTGGAAGCGGACTGCTTCTTTGAAGCCTCGGATGGCGAGGCGCTGGTGCCCGTGGCGTAGACTCCGTAGGAAGAGTCCGTCGCAGTGGTGCCGTAGTCGGCAGGTGCCGCACCCTTGTCCGCTGGATTTATGCTTCCAGGTCCCGGAGAGACCGGATTCGGCGTCCATGCAGAGGCTGGAAGTCCAGCAGCGCCAGTCGGAACATCGCCCCAGTCCGGAGCGCCGTTCTTCGAGTAGTCCATGTGGACTGTGCTACCGAACAGGTCGTTCTCGACGTCTCCATCGAGAACATTTGTCTGGTAGTACTGGTGAAGCTTGCTTTCAAGCCTGTTTGCCGCAATGGTAAGAGGTTCCTCTACGCCAACGGGGCAAGCAGGAAAGCAGCTCTTGAGCACGGCAGTGTCTGATTTGGATAGTGACGTGTCCTTGCGGACTACCTCAACTGTTCCCTGTGTTCCTGTTGGCATTTCTTAACTCCTTGTCCTGTTCTCTAATTAGGCGTTTCTGCGGATCTTGCGACCGAGACGTGCCTTGGACTCTGAGATCTTCCTGAGCTGGTTGCGAAGGCGAGCCTCATGGATCTTCAGAGCCTTATAGTGATCGATGTCCTTCTCGAGCGTATCGGCATAGCCGTCGGCATCGGTCTCATCGGCATCGACATCTTCGGGGTGGTCCTTTCCGGTCTCGAGGACTTCCATGAGCTTTGCACGCTCTTCAAGAACGATCTTCCTGAGCAGTGCTGGGGTGAGTGATCTTACGTTACGTGACATTTTTA